GAGATGCAGTCACCATAACATGGCCCAAAAAATAATGTATGTACCCCAGACCACAAAGGCCGTGATGCAGGCCGCAGCAATGAGTGCCACGGCCCAGTCTTTCACTTTAGGCTCGTAAAGATGATGCCGGCCATGCTGGTGAGCATGATGCCAGAGACCCCAAGCATGATGTTTTCAAGACGTTTAATCCTGGCACACAGCATCTCATAGCGCAGTGCGCAGACATCAACATGGGCATTGAGTTGTGCTTGTGTCGGGTCCATGCTTATGCACTGTTACGAGCCGCTTCAGTCGCAGCTATAGCCGCCTGATAAGCCGCAATAACTTCAGCAGTCCAAACAGTGTTACAAATAGCAACTACATTAGCAGGGATGCCTGTCAGGTCTTGTGCAGGTGTGAGGCTTGAACGATGGTAGGTTTGGCTGATTTGGTTGCCATCTTCCATAATGCGAGTAGCTTCACGATAGAGAACAATGCCGTTCTCGGTTACTGTAATTTGGTCAACAGTTGTGGTTTTGGTAAGTGACATGATTTTCCTTTGGTTAAGTGTCCGACCTGATAATCCAATCAGGTTAATTAAGCTAAATATGTGCCTGTAAAAGCTAGGCCAGAATTATCTTGAAATACAGTAACGCCAGCTTGATTTGTAATGTTGCCTGCTGTCAAACCTATGAAACGAACAGTTGCAGCTGATTCTTCAACGTTTCCAGTAAGACAAACAAAACTACTAACAAGATTTGACCAGACTGTGACGCTAGCATCATTACCGCCATAATTGGTACAAGTAAATGGCAACCCTGATATGCGAACATTTGAACCTGTCCCTAAACTTGTAATATTTATATAACCAGCAACAGTTACTTGCCTTCCAATTTTTACATATTTACCTTGTTGTATTGCATACGCTGCTGTCCCACCCACACTAGGTGTCCAACTTCCTTCTTCATAGTCATCTAGCGTGTTAGCGTCTGATGATGCTGATTGAGTTGCGGGGAATGTGATGCCTTTTCCATCTGCTGTAGTTGTGCCGCCCGCAAGAACAAATGCGCCTGTAGTATTAAATCTGGCTCGTTCTGTGCCGCTAGTTTGAAAAGTTAGAAGCCCAGTGTTTGGGCCAATTGTCATCACACCAGCAGTTGTTGATTTAATTTCAAAATCAGCGTCAGTAGTGTTGGTAAAAATTGCAAGTTTTGTACTGGTTCCAGATTGCACAACATCTAAACGGCTGCCATACCCAGTGGCCGCTCCCAGAACTGTAGTACCTGTAGCACTAAGCGTAGTAAACGCACCAGTAGATGGTGTGGTAGCACCAATAGTTCCATTAAGAATTGCGCCTGTTAATGTCAATGCTGTGCCGTTAGTTGTAGCACCTGTAATGCCACCAAATGCACCCGCATTGTTGTATTGAACTTGTGTATTAGAGCCACCAGGTGAACCACCACCACTTACTGTCGCAAATGACAAAACACCAGAGCCATTGGTTTGCAAGACTTGTGCGCTTGTGCCATCAGCACTTGGGAGTGTCCAAGTTACATTGGAGGCAATAGTGTCTGGTGCTTTAAATGCCACATAGTTAGTGCCATTGTCTGTATCTTCATACAGCTTTAAATTAGAACCTTCAGTTGAGTTTCCAAGAACATCTAATGCACCTGTAAACACAGCCGCACCAGTATCACTCAATGTTGCACCAGTAGAGTTCTGAAGCAACTTACCTGTTGTGCTATCAAAACGAGCAAAAGCATTGTCAGTAGAGGATGCAGGGCCAACAACATCACCAGAACCACCGCCACCAGAAGCAGCAATCGTAATTGTTCCATTGCCATTGGTAATCGTAATGCCTGTACCTTGTGTCAAAGTGGCTTTAGCAAGGGTGTTACCTGTGCTATTACCAATCAACAGTTGACCATCTGTGTAGCTTGTCTGACCTGTACCACCATTAGCGACAGGAAGTGTTCCTGTTACACCAGTAGACAAAGGCAAACCAGTTAAGTTAGTTGCTGTACCGCCAGAGGGTGTACCTAAAGCACCACCATTAACAACAGCAGCACCCGCAGAACCTACGTTCACAGCTAGAGCAGTAGCTACACCAGTACCCAAACCAGATACACCAGTTGAAATTGGTAATCCTGTAAGGTTAGTAGCAGTACCGCTAGATGGAGTACCAAGCACACCACCATTGACTAAAGGTGCGCCAGAAGAGCCTACATTGACCGCTAGAGCCGTTGCAACACCAGTGCCTAGACCAGACACACCAGTAGAGATTGGAAGCCCTGTAGCGTTTGTCAATGTTGCGCTAGTGGGTGTTCCAAGGATAGGAGTCACCAAGGTAGGTGATGTAGCAAATACTGCTGAACCTGAACCAGTTTCATCTGTTAAAGCACCAGCAAGGTTGGAGGAGCTAAATGAACCCAAAGATGTTGCATTGCCAACAGAAGTGACTGCACCAGTTAAGTTGGCGTTAGTAGTGACGTTACCCGCAGTCAGGCCAGAGGCAGTACCAGTGATGTTTGTGCCTACCAATGCGCTTGGAGTACCAAGGGCGGGAGTTACTAGCGTTGGTGATGTTGCAAATACAGCAGAGCCTGTTCCAGTTTCGTCAGTTAATGCACCAAGCAACTCAGCAGAAGTAAATGACCCTAAAGATGTTGCATTGCCAACAGAAGTTACTGCGCCTGTTAAGTTAGCGTTAGTAGTCACATTACCCGCAGTCAAACCTGAAGCAGTTCCTGTGATATTTGTGCCGACAAGTGCCGAGGGTGTTCCCAATGCGGGAGTCACCAAAGTTGGGCTAGTTGCAAACACCAAAGCACCACTACCTGTTTCGTCTGTTACAGCAGAAATTAGGTTGGCAGATGATGGAGTAGCCAAGAAAGTAGCAACACCCGCTCCAAGACCCGACACGCCTGTGCTTATAGGCAGACCAGTAGCATTGGTTAAAGTGCCGCTAGTAGGTGTTCCTAGAATCGGAGTTACTAGAGTTGGTGATGTGGCAAACACCAATGCACCAGACCCAGTTTCATCAGTAATTGCAGAGGCTAAATTTGCACTAGATGGTGTTGCCAAAAGAGTTGCTACACCAGCTCCCAATCCACTTACGCCAGTTGAAATTGGCAAGCCTGTGGCGTTGGTTAGCGTTGCTGATGTTGGAGTGCCTAATACTGGCGTGACAAGTGTGGGGCTGGTGGACAACACGTTATTTCCAGAGCCTGTGCTTGTGCCAACACCAGTGCCGCCTTTTGTCACTTTTAACAGTGGACCGGCATCAAACAATGCATCAATTAAATCGAGGTCAGCATTGACTTTGCCGCCCCATGTGTCAGTGCTGGCTCCAACCTCTGGCTTGGTCAGCAATAGGTTTGTGGTTGTGGTATCTGCCATTTTTAGTCCTTAACCAAAAGTTTTTGCGCGGGTTAGCAAATTACCGCCAGAGGTTGATCCTCGGTCATCGGCCACTTGCAAGTCATTTAATGCGCGTTCATAAAGAGTCGCCCACACTTGAATTCTCGCATCATCTTGCAGATATGGCGCAGACTGAAGTAGGCTGCCATAAAGATATACATCAGGGCTTGATGTCAAAAGAAAATTGGTTGCGACACTTGCAGATAACTTATTCAAATTTGCAAAGTAGACAATTTCTGTCGTGTAGCTTGCATCTGGTGTTGGCACAAAACGAAACTCAGTTCCAACCACGCCAAAAAACTTTGGCTTGCCGCTGGCCGTAAATTTTGTCGATTCCTGATCCAAGGCATCCATTGTCATAAAAGACAAAGGAGTATCTGGGTTTGTGCTAGTCAATTTAAATGCTTTGACCTCTAAAAAGTCAGCAGGGGTTGATTCAAACTCTCCATCCACTGTCAAAGTTGTCCTGATCAACATCTGCCTGGTGCGCAGTGTGCGTTCCACTTGTGCCTCGGCCAGAGAGATAAAGTCAGGAATGACAGAAGTCAGGTCCGACCGATTCAGCCAGTCGCCAATGGATGTCTTCAGCTCTGTATAGGTTGTTAGTGCCATTAGACTGCCTCTATTTCTTTCATCACCCAGGTGTGGTCGTGCTTGAATTCAAAAGTCCCAATGTGTCCAATCTCTTTGGAGACATCGTGGTCAATCCATATTTTAAAGCCAGCAGCCGCTGCTTTTTGGCAAAAATAAACATCCTCACCAATGTACCCTCTTTTATCATGTCGCCAAGGTGTTTCAAACCAAGGCTCGGCCAATGCCTTAAAAACATTGGCCTTGATCAGCATGACACCCATCCCCACAGACCCCACCTCTTGCAAGCCGGTGGACTCTGGCATGGTCCAGACCAGCTCCCTTTCGCCATTCTCTTTGTAGAGCTGCGCTGTCGGGCCAGTGGGCATTCTGCGCCTGGCACAGTTGGTCGCCACAATATCGAGGTCATGCTTTAAAAGCCGCCCGATCATGTCTTGTGGAAACCGCATATCGGAGTCAATAAACAGAATGTGGGTGCAATCCTCGCGCATTGCGTCTAGTGACAGCTCTGCCCTCTGATTCGCAATCAGAGTGCCTTGGCTGATCTTGAGGCTTACAGCGTCATTTGTGTTGAGTGTGTGATACGCGACCATATTCACCAAGTCGTAGCTGTACATGGTGTGAACCATGTCCCGCGCTGGCGTGCAGACTGCAATGTAGTTCATACTTTCCCAGGTCTAGTTCTAAAAAATTGGTTTCT